CTCGCGTTCGGCCAGGCGCTCGCGGTCGGGCTCGGTGTCGCTGCCGGCGCGGCCCCACCGCTGAACGGTCTGCTCGGTCCATACCTCCACCATGTCGGACAGCGCGTCGCCGACGGGCGTGTCCGTGTAGTACCACGAGCGGAACCGCAGCTCGGTCACGACCTCGATGCCGTTCCGCATCGTCGTGCGGCAGCCGACGAAGTTGTCGGGCGCGATGCGGCGGAAGTACGGCCGCGCGTCGGCCCGGTCGGCCTCGACGAGCGTCATGCCCTGCGTCGGCACGTTGTCGACAAGGAACAGACCGAGGCCGCGATCGACAGCATCCTCGTAGATGCTCTGGGCGAACGACGCCAGCGACGTGCCTTGCCGGTCGGCGTTCTGGACGATCCGGTCAAGCGGCTCCGGTAGCTCGCCGGTGACCTGCGGCGGCTTGGAGAACGGCAGCGACGCGATCTTGCGCACCGTGCGGTCGTAGATGGGGAACAGCACCGTCCGCGCGAGACGCTGGCCGTAGCGCCCGGCCTGCTTCGTCTCCTTGCGCATGGCGGGCGTGTAGCGCGTGCCTGCGTCGCGCATGGCCCGGGTGCCGCTGCGCAGGATGCGCACCAGCTCCCAAGCCGTCTCCATCTCCTTCCGCGTGCCGGACCAGACGCCAACGTTGTTTGCCATGTCAGTAGTCGATGACGGTCGCGCGATCGGCGACGGGGAATTGCTCCGCCACGTAGTACCCTATCGCGTCGGTCAGGTGCGTAAGACCCTTCGCCTCACTGCCCTTCTTGTCGATCTCGCCGGAGCCGCCGGCGAGGAGCGTGACGCCCTCGAAGTCCTTGACGACGTTCGGGGCCTTCGCTGGATCGACGACGAGGCGGACGATCCCGGCGGTGCTCTTGAGCCGGCTGTTGACCGCGTTGAGCCTGTCGCGCACGTACGGGGCCTTTTTGGCGACGCGCTCCTTGAGCCTGCCGCCGAACGCCGGCCGCAGGACCGCGCGCGCGAGATCCCAGTCCGTGCCCTCGGTCTGCGAGGTGTGCCGGGCACCGCCGGCGGGGTCGCCGTACAGCAGCACGTCGCCCTGGTGCTTGCCCCAGTCGGCGACGAGGCGGCGGCAGACGGCGGGCGTGTTGCTGTTCTTCGGGATGTGGACCTCGCCGACGATCGCGGTCCGCGTCTCGCCGTCGAGGAGCTGCTCCTGCGCGATGACGGCGGTGCCTGGGTCGACGTTGAAGTCGAGCGCGATGATCAGCGGCCGGTTCGGGTCGTAGGCCAGCGCGCGCAGGTGATCCTTGGGCGACCACTGGTAGTAAGCCAGCCCGTCGAACGACACCCACTGCGCCTCGTACTCCTGCGCGAAGGTCAGCGGGTCGAGGTCTTGGCGGGCCTGCTCGATCTCGGCGGGGTCGACGACGGTGGCGCTGGTCCACGTGAACGACTCCCAGCCCTCGCGGGTGCCGGCGCGGCTGTAGAGCTCGTAGAACAGCCCGCGGCCCTTCGGCCGGCCCGTGAACCACGCCCAGCCCGGCGGCCGGCCGCGCGTCGACAGCGCCGGGCGGATGCTCTGCTCCCACGACTCGCGCTTGACCTCGGCGATCTCGTCAACGCCGATGCCGTCGAGGGGCACGCCTTCGATTCGCTGCGGCCGGTCGAGGCCGACCACCATGAGCTGCGCGCCGGACCGGTAGCGGATGGTCAGCTCCGATTCGCTCACCGACGCGACCCACTCCCGCGGCGACAGCGCCTTGAGGTCCTGCCAGAAGATGCGCTTGGCCTGGTCGCGCGTCGGCGCGGCGGCGACGAAGGTGGGGTTGGGCACGCCGGTCAGGCCGGCGAGGCCGCACCGCACGAGCTCGCGCTTCAACCGTTCGGTCTTGCCGCTGCGGCGACCGGCGGCGACGACCCGAAACCGCGCGCGGCTGTTGATCAGCGCGAGCTGCTCGGCGTGCTCGTCGAGCTGCGTCCACCGCTCAGTCAGCACGGCGGCCCTCCATGCGGTCGATCTCGTCGAGGTCGGCGCGCAGCCGGCGGGCGTCGTCGAGGCCCCCGCCCTCCTGCGTCTCGGCGTCGATCAAGAGCTTCGTGCGGTCGATGTCGTTCTTCTCCAAGCTGGCCAGCGCCTTCGCCACGCTGGCCACCTCGCGCGGGCTCTCGGCGACGGCCAGGCCAGCGGTCAGCTTGCGCACGACCTCGGCGCGCATCTCGGGCGACAGGCTCTCCACCCAGGCAGGGGCGGCAGCTAGGGCGCGGATCATCCGGGCGCTCCCTCGGATGCCCAGCCGCTCGGTAACCCCTCCCTTTTCGGGGGTGTCAGTCATGCGGGGTGGTCACAGCTCGACCGTGCAGGCGCAGGTAGCCGTAGCCGTGTTGGCCACGGCGCATCCGCAGCTTGTGCAGGTCGTCTGGTTCACTTGTGGAGTCTGGTGCGATCCGCGATGGCGAGTCAAGCCCCCAGGGTGCCGCGGCGCAGGCGCTCCGCTCGTTCGGCGGCGATCCATCGGGCATGCTCCGACGGGTCGGCCTGGACCCAATGGGGCGCGGTCTCCAGCAGGATGGCGTCCTCGGTGGCGCGGTCGACGGCGGCTCCGCTCTTGCCCGTCTCCCCGCGCGCGAGGTAGCGGCACGGGCCGCAGTACGTGCGGGCGTCCTCGTACTTGGGAGCACCGCACCGGCCGCAGTAGGCGTACGTGGCCGGCTTCGCCTTGCGGGTCTCGCGCCACCGGCGTCTGGCCTCGCGCAGGCAGGTGGCGCATCGGAGCTGGCCCTTGTGCCAGACGCGATCGGCAGCGGCGACGGGGTGGCCGTTGCGGCACCGGGCCGGTGCGTCGTCTGGCTCGCCACTTGGCTCGGGCATTCTGCGCTAGGATCCACACATGGCTGACGCGCATCCTAGCCCTTCTGCTGCACCGGAAACTCACTCGCGCAGCATCGCATGGGCCTTGTGGACCTTAGCGGTATTTTTTGCCGTCGCGGTCGTCTACGGGATGGTGCGCGACTACGAGCCGACGCCTGATCCCTACGCGCCGATGCTGGAGAGGGCGAAGCAGCGGCAGCGCGACGAGGCGACGCGGCGGTACCTCGAAGGGAAGTAGCCGCCGCGCCGGGTCAGGCCGTCAACTCGGGCGGCGGCGGCTTGAGTACCTGCTGCATCCTCCAGCCGATGCGCTGGTTCCACCGCTCGTGGCGCTGTCGCTGCTCGTCGCTCAGTTGCTGGAGGTCGACGGCGATCCCTTCGGCCCGTGCCATCAGCATTTGGTTGATGGCGCGCTCTTCGCGCTCTGGAGCGTAGTCGGCCTGCTCGCTGTGGGTCAGGATGCGCAGGCCGTCGCGCTCGGAGACAACCGTCACGAGGTCACCCTTGCCCATGAAGTGGTCGCGGATCATCGCGCGCAAGCGCAGCACCTTGAACCGGAAGGCCTTGTCATCGCGGCTGCACTGCACAGCCGCCTCGACGAGTTCCGGGTTGAGGTAGTCGCCGCGCTTGAGCTGGTCGAAGTCGAGCGGGAATCGTTGCGTGTCCATCAGGTGGTCGCCTTGCCGTCAATGGCCTTGATGGTAAAGCGCCCGTGCTTGGGTCGCCAGTCGCACAGGCCTTCGTAGCGCCCGGCCACGTCGAGGATGCCGTCGATCTCCTTGGCGTCGAGGAGCGACTCGTCGAAGTTGACGACGAACTCCAGCTCCCAGGCGCGGAAGATCGGGCGCGATCGGACGATGCGCTTGCGGTCAACGCCGACCGTGGCGCGCAGCACGAAGTCGCCGGTGTCCCACAGCTCCTGTGGGTTGCGGCTGCCCTTGTAGAGCAGCGGGGCCGGGTCCACGACGATCAAGCCGGAAACGATGGCCTTGCCGCGTTTGCTGCGTGCGGCAGCGTTGCGAAGCATGCGTTCCAGGCACCGCTCCGGCACGTACGGGCCGAGCGTCTCGTCGTAGTAGAGGCCGCCGAACCACTCGCGGCGGCTCATCTCCAGCAAGTCGTCGTCGGTCTTCTTGACCTTCTTGCTGATCTCGCGCAGAAGGCGCGTCCACTTGTTCATCGGGTCCGCGAGCTGCTCATTGTGCATGACCAACGGGGCCACGCCTTCGATCCGGTACTTTCGCTCTTGCATGTGTCATGCCCCTCCTTGGGGCGATTGGTTATCTGCGCGAGTTAGCGGCCTCGCGCCCAGCCGTTGAAAGAACATCCAAGCCTTGCCTAGCCCTGCCAAGCCAAGCCATGCCATGCCGCGCCATGCCGTGTTCCAAGCCATGCCCAGCCAAGCCCTGCCGTGCCGCGCCCCGCCTTGCCCTGCCGCGCCTTGCCCTGCCAAGTTCCAAGCCTCGCCGTGCCACGCCTTGCCCAGCCAAGCCACGCCAAGCCGAGCCTAGCCGAGTTCCAAGCCAAGCCCAGCCCAGCCGCGCCCGGCCAAGCCGCGCCCCGCCTCGCCGTGCCGTGCCACGTTCCAAGCCCTGCCAAGCCTCGCCTTGCCTTGCCTTGCCCAGCCTGGCCAGGCCCCGCCAAGTTCCAAGCCATGCCGTGCCAGACCCCGCCCAACCGGACCCTTCCCGGCCCAGCCAGGCCAGGCCTCGCCCCGCCAAGTTCCAAGCCCATCCTCGTCACAGTGTTTTCCTCGGCTGCTTCAGCGCGTCGATGCGTGCCTGAATCTCGGGCCGCAGCCACGCGCGCGTTTCGCGTTCGAGCAGTCCTTGCAGGTCGAGCAGCATAGCGGCCTGCGCTGCCGTCATCTCGGGGACGTAGGGTTTCCGGCCGACGGCGGCGAGAACGGCGTGCCGGCACTCCAGCGAACAGAACTGCTTGCGCGGCTTGATCGGTAGGACGGTGCCGCAGTTCTGGCAGCGGTGCGTCGGCGGGTTGCTAGCCAGCTCGCGCTTGCGCTTGTTCGACTCGCGGCTGCACGCGCGGCACTTGTATTGAATGCGCCAGCCGGCCCGGCACTTCGCGTCCGGCCCGATGTAGAGCGTGACGCTCAGCGGGTCGGTGATGTCGTGGCCGTTCCTGCACTGCGAAGGCCGGTCCATGGCCAGCGCGTACCGCGACGCCTCGGTGTACGAGGTCGTCGGCGGCAGGCCGAGGATGCGGCACGCCATCTGTCGCCGGCGGTCGCGCTGGGCTCCTCCTCCGGTGTTGAACATCACCCCTTCCCCCGGATGCGGTGGACGGCGAGCTTGGGGAGCGCCAGCTCTAGCGCGCGCTGAACGACCGGCCACGCCGAGACCGGCACGGCGGCGAAGGTGATGCCGGCCACGCCGTCGGGCGTGCTGGCGTCGACCTGCGCGAAGCCGGCGCGGCCCTGCTGGGCTTCGTGCAGGCACCGGAACATCGCGGAGACAAGATCAGAGTCGGCAGATGGCATCGTCAGAGAGTCGGGCAAAGGCGGAGTGGTCGATGAGCGGACGCCATCGCCGGCGGCGACGGCCGAAGCGGGCGACTTCTACGCACTCGTGGAGGTGCCCCCAGATGTGCTTGCGGCAGTGGGTGGCCATCTTGATGCCTCGGCTTGCGT